AGGTAAATACTCTACCATTCCAATCCCAGATGCAGATGTAACATTAAACCAATCCGATTTAATTTCAGCAGCGACATCAGAAAAAGAAGCATTAATTGAAAGACTAAGGGCATACTTAGATGAAACTTCAAGAGATAAATTATTAGAAAGAAAATCACAAGAAGGTGATTATTTAGAAAAAGAATTAAATAAGGTTCCATATACAATTTTTATAGGATAATATGGCATTATACGGTGGCCAAAGAGATATAAGTTTATTTAGACACATCAATAGAGAATTGATGGGGGATATTGTTTCCCAAGAATGTGTTTATTATAAACTTAAATTAGAACAAACTAAAGTTAACCTATATGGGGAATCTGCGGGGGCTAAATATTATTATACTGGTATAATATTAAGTTGTTTAATACAAAGATCACCACAGGAATACCCGGATGATGACTTTGGTGTACAATATAATAGAACAATTGATTTTAAATTTTTACGCGATGATTTACTACAGAGAAATTTGGATTTTAACCAAAACTTTGACCAAGGAGATTATTTTGGAGCTGATCTAGTCCCAGAAGTAGGAGATATTATTATGTATTATGGGGGTTATTATGAAGTAGATGATGTTATAGGAAACCAATTATTTGTAGGTAAAAACCCAAAATATGATTATACACCAAACCCTATAAATACAGGTTTAAGTAATTTTGGTACTGATTTATCAATCATTTGTAAAACACATTATACCCCAGCAGATAAAGTACAACTAGAAAAGGCGAGAATAAATGGCTAAAAGATATAGAAAACCCATACCTAAAACTCAAAAAGAGATAGCAGATGGATTAGTAAATCCCTATGATGCTAAAAGTGGTAATCCTAATGATGCCCGGGAAGGATCTCAATATCCCCCTACAAACGAAGCCAATATTGACTTTAACCGTTCAACAAAAATGTCATTTAAAGATGATACTACAAAGCCCTTTGTTGTTAGTATTAAGGACATTGATGAATCTATAATGTATTACTTTAATGAAGTCATTAGACCTTTTGTTATACAAAATGGAGAAAGAATAGCAGTACCAATAATTTATGGTTCACCCGAAAGATGGAAATCAGTTCAAAAAGATGGATATTATAGAGATAAAAAAGGAGCTATAATGAATCCTATTATTATGTTTAAGAGAAATTCTGTTGAAAAAAATAGGAATTTAACTAATAAATTGGATTCAAACCATCCTAACGTTTATACTTCCTGGCAAAAATCCTACAATACCAAGAATTTTTATAGTAATTTTAATTTACTTAATAATTCAATCCCAACAAAACAATTTATAGCTAATGTTGTTCCCGATTATGTAACATTAACTTATGATTGTATTGTACAAACCTATTATGTAGAACAATTAAATAAAATTGTTGAAGCAATAAATTACGCTTCAGACTCATATTGGGGTAATCCTTCAAGATTTAAATTTAGAGCTAGAATTGATAGTTTTAATATTGCTACTCAATTAGACCAAGGAAAAGATAGAACAGTAAGAAGTGATTTCTCAATTAAAATGTATGGTTATATTATTCCTGATGTTGTTCAAAAACAAACAACAGCTGTAAAAAAATATAATGATAAGTCAAAAATAATATTTTCTTTAGAAACAGACTCAAATCCATCAAGATATGAAGCTAATCCTCAAGTAACGGATGATGGAAGAAGTAGAGCAACTCAAGGAGGAAATATAAATTTATCATCACCTCCAACCACATTTACTACTCAACCTGAATCACCAGCTTTAATATCTTTAAATGATTTACCAACTACTGATCCTTTAGTAACAGGGGTATTATGGAATAATGGAGGGGTACCAACAGTATCATCTGGTTAATATTTATAATAAAAGAAATTAAATGGCTAATCAAGTAAGATTTTTAGACCAAGTCTCAGTAAGTGCTTTTGGAAACACAGGAGGAACAGGAACAACTTCAACCGGGTCTTTATTATTAACAGCATCTGCAGCTACAAATGTAATAACCTTTACAAAAGGTGATGGTTCTACCTTCCCCGTTACTGTAGATACAGGGAGTGCTGTAACAATATCCACAGGCTCTCTTATGACAACGGCTTCGGCTGCTTTGAATGTTATTACATTTACAAAAGGGGATGGAACCACATTCCCAATAACACTTGATACAGGTTCTACTTCAATTAGTTCTTCTTATGCTACAACTTCATCTTTTGCCCAATCTGGTAATGGTATATTCTCAGGTTCATTCGAAGGTGATGGTTCACAATTAACAGGTATAGAAACAGATCCATTTCCATATACAGGTTCTGCTATTATATCAGGTTCATTAGAAGTACACAATATAACGGCATCAGGTGATATAAGTTCAAGTGGTGATATAATAGGTAAGGATTTTTATGTCGAACTTGGAAGAATTTATGGTAATAAGGCATATAACAATAAACTTACTTTTAATGCTTCATCAAGTTTATTTAAAATAGATAATGAAACATATATTAAATTTGATGGTAGTAGTGGTCAAAACGAGGTTACTGTCAATGAAGGCACTAATGATATTGATTTTGTAGTTAAAGGTGCTTCTAATAATCCTTTATTCAAAACTGTTTCTTCTACCAATAGAATTGGAACGCATGGTAATGGAACACCAGATGCTGACTTTCATATAGGTGGAAACCTGAAAGTAGATTCTCATATAACAGCATCAGGTAATGTATCCTCAAGTGCTGCTTCAACAGCATCCTTTGGAACATATTTAGGTGATGGAAGTGGATTAACTGGGGTAGGAGCAGACACAGGTTCCTTAATGACTACAGCATCTGCAGCTTTAAATGTTATTACATTTACAAAAGGGGATGGAAGCACTTTCCCTATTACTGTAGACACAGGAAGTGGAGGTGGAGGAGGATCAGGATTCCCATTCTCAGGAAGTGCTGTTATAACAGGCTCCCTAATAGTTTCAGGCTCAGGAGGAGATATAGTAACAGTTGAAGGAAGTGGTTCAAATGTATTTACAGTTAATGGTTCATTAGGTCAAATGTTTACAGTCAATGATTCATTTACAGGCTCTTTATTTGGAGTGGGTAATATATCAGGTTTAGCCCCTTTTGAAGTATTTTCTGATAATACTATTTTATGGGGTGATCCAGCTGTTTTGTCACTTAATACAACGGTAAAAAGACTTTGTAATACTGGTAATACAGTTATATATGATAATATTCCTACTTCATCTTATAATAGCGCGTTCTTTGAATATACCGTAGTCTCAGCTTCAAATGCTAGATCAGGTAAAATAACTACGGTTTGGATACCAGGAACAGCTAATATAACTTCATCTGAAGTAACATCCCCCGATATAGGTTCAACAACAGGATTTGCATTAACAGCTATATTTACAGGAAGTAATGTAGCATTAACAGGTTCTGCAACTACTGATGGGTGGGTAATATCATCAATTGTAAGAGGTATATAAATGTTTGGATTTAAAGGAACAGATAAAAGTATAGTATCAAATGGTTTAGTTCTTTATATGGATGCCGCCAATCCCCAAAGTTATATATCTAGTTCTATAACAGTTTATGATTTAGCTAAAGTAGGAAGAAGATCAACGGACAAAGAAATATTTAATGGAACCATAGATAATGGAGTAGGTTTTTCAACCGAAAATAAAGGATATTGGACTTTTGATGGTGTGGATGATCAAATTAATATACAACAAGTATCAAATAATACTATTTTAAGTTTAAATCAACAAACTATAAGTATTTGGTTAAACCAAATAGGAGGTCGTATGTATATAGTAGCAGGAAACACAGGAAATGATAGAAATAGAAAATTTTATCTATATGGAAACCAAACCACATTCTTACGTTATTTAATAGGTAATGGATCAACTACAGCCCAATGTCAAATTACTTCAGGATTCCCAGGATTAGGTAATTGGTTTAATATGACGTGTTCTTATGATCTAAAAACTATGAGACTGTATATTAATGGAAGTGAAGTCCAAACTACATCTACCACTATCATTCCTTATAAAGCTTCAAATAACTTTATAAGAGTGGGTGAAAGAACTCAACCGTCAACTGATGATTTTGAAGGTGATATAGCTCTTTGGATGGTTTATAATAGAGCTTTAACAGCTAATGAAGTTCAACATAACTTTGAAACCTTAAGAGGAAGATTTGGAATATAACATATATTTATAATAAAACATGCATTCACCTTACGATAATAGACATTACATAATATTTAATATGACTGAAATTAACGTACTTGACTTTTCCCAAATATTAGAAACATCCCAGGATACAATAAGACTCTCAATTGATGAAACTAAAACTGTAGTAAAATGGAATGGAGACATGCCTTCATCAGTAGCAGCGTTAACAACAACTGAAGGACCATATACTCATGATGAAATATTAGTTATAATGCAAACCCCAGAATGGAATAACCCTAATGAAGAATGAGTGGGTTTACGGGACCAGATGGAAGCATTGTAACTGAAGGATTAGTTTATTACATAGATAATCCTAATAAGAAAAGTTATGTAAGTGGCAGCTCAGTAATTAATAACTTAGTTGGTACAGACACAAGCGACTTACCTAATGGAATAGATTTAACTACAGAAAACTTAGGTGGATGGACATTTGATGGAGTTGATGATTATATAGAAGCTTCCCAAATTGACTCACAACAATTAACTCTTGATGTTTGGTTTAAAATTAATGATCCTATATTCTCAGGTTTTTTTGCCTCATTATTTAGAATGGGGCAAACTGTTGTACCTTTTAGTTTATTATTTTCTCCTGCTTTCTTTAATTCTGCTATGGGGGTATGGAGATGTAGACCTGCAGTCTTTTTTAGAAACCCAACTTGCACGAACTCCAAAACATTATCTTATGGGTTAAGTATAGACTCTGATTTTTTATACAATATGATTGTAACTTATGATTGGGCAACTACAACAACTACTTGTTATTTAAGTGATTCATATGTAGGTGATGGTACTTTTACTAGAACAGGACCTGTATCTGCTACTTTAAATAATTTTAGTACTTGCACTACTTATCAATTTGATGACACATCCCAATCTTATACTTCTATGGCCATCCAAAAAAATGGAGGAGGTAGTAGTGGATTTTTCCCAATGGACATCTACAATTTTAAAATGTATAATAGAGTTTTAAATGAAGAAGAAAGAAATAGAAACTACAATGCTTTAAAAGGTAGATTTGGTCTTTAATCCATTTATAATATTTATAATAAAATGGAAAAAACAGTTTTAACTCAAGAAGAAATTAAACAATTAACTTCGTTGCAAGAACAACAAAATAACTTTGTTATTAGATTAGGAGAAATAGAATATCAAAAGAATTTATTAAATCAACAAAGAGAAAAAATTAAAGAAGAGATTAAATCCTTTGAAGCAAACCAAATTAAACTAGCCCAAGAATTAGAGACGAAGTATGGGAAAGGGTCGGTTAATATTGATACCGGTGAGTTTATTAAAGCCTAAATGACTTTCAAGGGATTTTATAATATTTATAAACAAAATTAATTATATAAAACATGGCAGAAGTATTATTATCCCCCGGTGTATTAGAAAACGAAAATGACAGTACATTCCTCCAACAACAACCTATTCAAGCTGGAGCAGCTATTTTAGGACCTACAGTAAAAGGTCCTGTTGGTATCCCAACAATAGTTACTTCCTATAGTGACTATCAAAATAAATTTGGTGCTGTTGTTGAAAGTGGAAGTAATGAATATACTTATTTTACATCAATAGCGGCTTATGGTTATTTTCAACAAGGTGGAAATACACTATTAGTCACTAGAATTGTAAGCGGTTCATATACATCCGCAACAAGCTCAATAATAGCAAATTCAGACACCTCAGCATCATTTACTTTAGAAACCTTATCCGAAGGAGCAGTACAAAATAGTACCTCAACTTTAGGCACGGCTGGACAATTAGCTGATGGTACAAAAGATAATTTAAGATGGGAAGTAGTTTCACCAAATACATCATCTGGAACATTTGGTCTACTTATTAGAAGAGGTGATGATATTACAACTTCAAAAACAATATTAGAAACATGGCCTGATTTATCATTAGACCCTAATGCTTCAAATTATATATCTAGAATATTAGGAGATCAAAAATTAACAATAAGAAATGATGGAACAACTTATTACCCTCAACTATCTGGGTCGTATGCTAATGCTTCAAGATATGTTAGAGTAAAATCAGTTTCCACTCCAACCTTAAATTATTTTGATAATGCGGGAACAGCTAAAAATGCATTCACATCATCTATTCCTACAGCAGCATCAGGAACATTTGGAGCAGCTACAGGAACTGATTTTGATGGAGTAACTGCTAATTTTAATGAAGATATTAATAGTACAAACACACAAGGTTTAGTAGCTGATAATTATACAGTATCATTAAATCTTTTAGCAAATCAAGATGAATATAAATACAACTTGATTGTAGCACCTGGTTTGTATAATGTTGATTATTCTTCACCCCTAACTACAATGGTTAATAACTCCCAAACTAGAGGTGATAATATAGCAGTAATTGACTTAGTAAAATATGGTCAAACCATTACAGCAGTGACTACACAAGCCGCAGGAAAAGACAGTTCATATTCTGCCGCTTATTGGCCTTGGGTTCAAACAATCGATCCTGATTTAGGAGATCAAGTTTGGGTTCCAGCATCAACTATGATTCCTGGAGTTTACGCCTTTACAGATAATTCAAGTGAAGCTTGGTTTGCCCCTGCTGGTTTAAGTAGAGGTGGATTATCAACAGTAATTAGAGCTGAAAGAAGATTAACAAATGGAAATAGAGATACACTATATCAAGCTAATGTAAATCCAATAGCTACATTCCCTAATGCTGGGGTAGTAGTATTTGGACAGAAAACATTACAAAAGAAAGCATCAGCTACGGATAGAGTAAATGTTAGAAGACTATTGATTGAATTGAAATCATATATTTCACAAATAGCTGATAATTTAGTATTTGAGCAAAATACAATAGCTACAAGAAATAACTTCTTATCTCAAGTTAACCCATATATGGAAAGTGTCCAACAAAGACAAGGATTATATGCTTTTAAAGTAATAATGGATGAATCAAATAATACACCAGATGTTATAGATAGAAATCAATTAGTAGGTCAAATATTTATACAACCAACTAGAACAGCTGAATTCATATATCTAGACTTTAACATATTACCAACAGGAGCTACTTTCCCAGCATAAAAAACTTAAAAATTAGATATTTATAATTGAAAATAAACAATAAAAAATGGCAGTATTAGATCCCAATGAAATATTTTTCACAGCGTTTGAACCACAACAAGCGAACAGATTCATCCTTTATATGGATGGTATTCCTAGTTTTATGATTAAAGGAATAAGTGCTGTAGGCGTTACACAAGGAATTGTAACCCTACAACATATTAACGTGGAAAGAAAAGTAAAAGGTAAAACCAAATGGGATGATATAACTATGACTTTATATAGCCCAATTACTCCATCAGGAGCTCAAGCAGTAATGGAATGGGTTAGATTAGGACATGAATCAGTAACAGGTAGAGACGGTTATTCTGATTTCTATAAAAAAGATTTAACAGTAAATGTTATAGGCCCTGTAGGTGATATAGTATCAGAATGGATACTTAAAGGAGCATTTATAACAAATTCAACATTTGGTGAATTCAATTGGGGTACTGAAGACCAAGCTATCGAAATTTCAGTAGCCATGTCAATTGATTATGCCGTATTGAATTTCTAAGATTTTATACCCCCCTCTCATCTTTGTTTAAAAGGGAGCTTGGCTTTGTCAAGCTCCTTTTTTATTTTAGTATTTATAATAAGAAACAAAAGTTATTATTAAATAAAAATTATGAGCGAATTTAAATTACCTACTGAAGAAGTAGAGTTGCCTTCTAAAGGCTTAGTTTATCCAAAAGACAATCCCCTATCAAGTGGTAAAATTGAAATGAAGTATATGACTGCTAAAGAAGAGGATATACTAACTAATCAATCTTACATTAAAAAAGGAGTAGTAATAGATAAATTACTCCAATCTTTAATCACATCAGACATTAACTATAATGACTTAATAATAGGAGATAAAAATGCTATTATGGTAGCAGCCCGTGTTTTAGGTTATGGTAAAGACTATGAATTTGAGTATGAAGATGAAGAAATAGAAATTGATCTATCTTTATTAGAAAATAAAGAATTGGATGAATCAAAATTTATAGAAGGTCAAAATGATTTTCCCTTTACTCTTCCATCCACAGGAACAGAAGTAACATTTAAATTACTAACCCATAAGGATGAAAAAGAAATTGATCGTGAGTTAGAAGGTCTTAAAAAATTATCAAAATCAAACTCACCAACAGTATCAACAAGATTAAAGTATGTAATAACGTCTGTAGGAGGGGATAGTGAAAAGAAAACAATAAGAGAATTTGTTGACAAACATCTCTTAGCCCGAGATGCTAGAGAGTTAAGAAAACATATAGACAAATTTCAACCAGACATAGATTTGTCTTTTTTCCCCCCTGGGGAAGAGAAGCCTAAGTCCATCCCAATTGGTCTCAACTTTTTTTGGCCTGACGTTTGATATAGCTATTCAAGTTAGAAAAAATTTATTTACTCAAATTCATGAAATAATTTTTCATGGAAATGGAGGATATGATTGGCATACAATCTATAATATGCCTATATGGTTAAGAAAATTTACATTTTCAACTATACAAGATTATTATAAAAAGGAAAATCAAAAAATTAAAGATGCCCAAAACCAAAATAAAGGTAAAAAAACAGCAATTGGTCCTGATGGTAAAATAAATCCCCAAGCTTTTTCAAGACCTACAAAATCCAAATATAAGTAATATTTATAATAAATAGTATAACTTATGGCTAAAAAACTAGATGAAGTAACACAAAATCTTAAAAAGATTAATGAATTAGGCAGTGAACTAGAAGGAGTTTTTACAGACATCAATAAAGCCTTAACAGGACTCGCAAAAAGTAGTAAGGAATATGGAGGTTATATAGAAGGTGCTGCAGGAGGTGCAAAAGGCTTAGTGGAATCCGCGTCAAAATTATCCAAATTCACCGCTGAGGATTTAAAAAATAAAAAAAGGGCAAAATCCTTTGATAATCAAGCTAAAAAAGTAGCAGCAGAACGTGTTTCTTTAGAATCTAAAATTAGAGTATTAAATTCTAAAAAGTTAAATGCTAATAAAAAAGATAAAGCAATTCTAGATAAAGCCACAGAAAATCTTCAAAATAGTTTAGATTATGTTAGAGATATGGAGGGGGCATATAATGATATTGTTAAATCTAATGAGGAATTAAGTTCTAATACCAAATGGATGGATACTATGTCTGAGATGCTTGGTTCTTTACCAGGAGTAGGTCCTTTAATCTCAGGTCCCTTTAAGGAAGCAGGACAAGCTATGAGAAATGCTGGGGTTGAAAACAAGAAATTTTGGGGAAGAGCAGCAGAAGGGGCAGCTACATTAGGCGCAAAATTAGGTCCTGCTTTTTTATTGGGTGCTATAATAAAAGGTAATGATCATTTAGTTAAAATGCAAAGAAGTCTTCAAATGTCAGAAGAAGAAGCACATGAATTTGAAGCATCTATAACTAATATAGCATGGTATAGTGGAAAAGCTTATTTAAATCAAAAGAATTTACTTGAAGCTATGCAAGGGCTAAATAATGAAACGGGAGTAGCAGCTCATTACTCTGAGGATATTCTTACCAATCAAGTGTTTTTAACTAAACAATTAGGTGTGAGTGGAAAAGCAGCCGCTAAATTTGCTAAATATCAAACTACCACTGGAAAATCAGCCAAAGAAACTAATGTAGAAATAGCTGATGCTGTAGCCAATCTTAAAAAAGAAACAGGAATAGCATTTAAATTAAATGATATATTTGAAGAAGTAGCAGATGTTAACGCAGGCTTAAAAGCAGCTTATGGGTTTAATAATAAATTACTAGCCGAGCAAGTTGTTCAAACAAAAAGAATAGGAATTAACATGGCTCAAGCTGAAAAAATAGCTTCATCAATGCTTGACTTTGAATCATCAATTCAAGCTGAGTTAGAAGCTGAATTACTTACAGGTAAAAGTTTAAATCTAGAAGAAGCTAGAAGGTTATCATTAATGGGTAAATCATCTGAAGCTGCAGCTGAAATCTTAGACCAAGTTGGTTCCACAGAAGACCTAATGAAAATGGGTGTTATTCAACAAGAAGCTTTAGCTAAAGCTGTTGGTATGGAAAGAAATGAACTTATTGCTTCTGTTAAAGAAAGAGAAACTTTGGCTAAAATAGGAGGCAAAAGTGTAAAAGCACAATTAGAAGCAGCTAAAACCGAAGCGGAAAGAGAAGAAATTAAAAAAAGAATCAAAGCACAAGGAGGAGAAGAATTACTCCAACAATATGAAATAACATCAGCAGCTGAAAAATTTGAAGCAGTTGTTATAAAAATACAGGGTATAATAACTGCTTTAGCGAATAAAATGAGTTGGATAGTGGATAGTGTCGCTGCGGTTTTAGATACATCTTGGGGTTTATATACTGTTTTAGGTCTTATTAGTGCTGTGGCAATGGCTGGAATACTAAAAAAAGTAGGTCAATTTAAAGAGACCCTAGTAGCAATAGGTTGGATAAAACAAAAAAACCTTGCATTGGATCAAACCGAAATTGCTAATCAAGAAATAAAAAATGCTAATGATGTTACAAATAATGCCCTTAAAACAGAAGGATTAGCTACTGAAACTGCTACTTCAGGAGTCTCAAAAACTACATTAGCCACAGAGGAAGGAAAGGTTATAATGAAAAAAGCAAGTAACAAACAAGAGAGAATTGGATTTGGTTTAGCTATGAAAAATTTCCTTCTTTCTGGAAGAGATTTAGTTAGAAGTATAGGTCAAGCTGCTATGAAAGTTTATCAAAGTGCTGCTAATATACCTTATATAGGTTGGATACTAGGTGCGGCCGCAGCAGCAGGAGTAATAGCTCTTGGGTATTCATTTATGAATGATGGTATGATAGGACCAGGAGGAGAAACAATAGTATCAGGTCCAAAAGGATCAATTCAATTAAATGATGAAGATTCTATGGTTGTAGGAACTGATTTATTAGGAAAGAAAAAGGGAAATAAATCTAACAATGAAAAACCATCACAGTCTGCTATGAATGACGCTAGAATTGTAGCTAAACTAGACCAATTAATAGCAGCAACCAAATCAGGCAAAAACATTACAATGGCTGGTGATAAAGTTAACACTGGGATTCAAAATGAAACTTATGACCAAGCTTAACAAATTTAATATTTATAATAAAACATAAAATCATGGGAATACTAGATAAATTAACAACAACCGGAACACCATTTAATCCAAATGGAATAAACACACCTCCTACACCTGTAGGAGCAACAGATGCATCAAAACTACATGACCAATACTCTATAAATGGAGTACCAACTCAAATAGGAAAGCCATCACCTTCAACATTAGATTTAGATGGATTAACTCCAGCTAATAACTACAGAGCAAACACACCTGAGGGAGCATCATTTTAATGGGATTACTTGACCTACAAACCAACCTTAAAGACTATAAATTTGGCGAACCCCCATTGGGGGATCGACCGGGTGGGGGAAATAGTGGTCAACCTTTTATAAAAACTCCAATTGATAATAATATAATCCCCCAAAGTGAAGACTTTTTATTTAGAGGAGGTTTAAATGCTCCTTTAGATGCTAATATTGATGTATTAAGATTAACTAAATTTTTTAGTGACTTAAAGTCCCCAAGAGGTGTTTTATTTGTAGCTAAGCAAAATACATTATCTAGAATTGGTGTTCGAACCCAAGCATCACCAACAGCTTTAAATGAAGGAGCTTACACAC